TCAGTATCTATACATATATACATAAATACATATATACATAAATATATAAAACTTCTTGATACCCTCTTGCATTTATTCTCAACATGTGATATACTTAAGGTGGAAAGGGAAGCTTTCTAATTCACATGAAAGGAGATTCATCTATGAAATGGATTAAAGTTGCTATTGGTGCTGTTGTCGCTATTAGTGTTATTCCAATGATCGTATCAACCGTTACGGACCTGACTAAACCTGCTAACGGGGAGATTCCAGCAGGAGCTCTCTATGGTACGCTTGCAGGAACACTAATTGACTTATCGCCAGTTATTTTCGTTGCTGGAGTCTTAACATTCTTATTCTTGAAGACAGGTCGAAAAAGTCTAGACTAAGAGTAGACTAACTCTTTTATGTTAAAAATCTATTAGAAAGGAGATATTGAAACTATGAAGTGGATTAAAGTTGCTATTGGTGCTGTTGTTGCTATTAGTGTTATTCCTATGATCGTTACATCTATCAGTGAGTTAACTGGTACTGGAAAGCCTCTAGACGGTGCACTTGCAGGAACTCTTTTAGACCTTGCTCCAGTTGTTTTCGTTGCTGGTGTTTTAGGCTATTTATTTCTTAGTACTGGACAAAAGGGAAACGACTAATATTTATGAAAGGAGGTATAGTCGCTTATGATTGCTGAAATATTCGCACCATACCTCTCTTTCATTATATTTTTTGTAACCGTCATTGTTAACATTTATTTGATCGCTAAGAAGGCTGATTGGATTCTATTAATTGTTGCGAACCTGATTCTTAATATTGTTCTGTCATTTTTTGGTCTTTCCCCCTTCGAATTCATCTCTGACATAGTTACAAACTTGATGGACATGATAGGCGATATACTGTGGCCGTTCTAAAATAAAAAGTTACACTCTAATCGAGTGTAACTTTTATTATTCCCCTTTCTAATTTCAACGGTAGAGTCCTTGTGTATTCCTTATTAAGATTCACATTTCTATTTTCAATGATTCTTTTCCCACCTAGATTAAAAGGCTTAATTTTATACTCATCTTCAATCAGATGACCTAGCATATCGGAAGAAAACTTATTAGTCGTCGCTTTGAAACTAGATACAAATGTTTTGTGCTTAATAATCATCTCCTCTTTTAATTCTAACATATTATAAAACGATGTGTTTTTTACACTAACAGAGAATCCACGATTCTTGATCGTGTACTTATTTTTGAACGTATCAAGATACTCATATCTTCCAGCACCCAGAATTAATACCTTATCAATCTCTTTAGGAGTCTCAAACATGCCTAGTGTTTTTTCTTCACTAATCACTGGTAGTGTTACTTGTCCACGATAAATAATAGAGTCAGTCATATTTAGGAACACTTCGCCACCATTTTTTACGATGTCGTAACTAACCTCTGATAGATAGGTCCTCGTCATCGCTGTGATGTAACTTGCAAGAATTGGATTGAAATAGTCCCCTGCACGATAACCGAGCCACTTGATTACTTCATTATCCTCAATATATACATCGGTTAGTTCAAACGTGATTCCATAAAGTGCGTTGATAATGGTTTTAAGCATATCTGATAGTGCTGGATTTGATTCTTTTACATTCAACCTGGAATTAAATAATCCATTCACTATATTTTTATAAGGGAAAATATCACGATCATCTTCAATACCAATGTAGTCATATACGTGAATTTCAACGTTATGTTTAACTAAATAATCATACTCAACCTTCGTGATAATAACATTCTCAAGATACCCAACAGGTGTGATATTTGTGTTATTAATAGGGTTTTGAATAATCACTGGGTGGATTAATTTCTCATTTTCGATATAAATATCACATCGAATCCAAGCATAGAAAAATAGATCTAAATGTTGCCTACCTTGAAATTTCCAAACAGAATCCTTCATTTTTGGTAGTTTACTAAAGGCAAATGGGTACGCCGCTGCAATATCAATAATTTTTGCTTTACCAATGTAGCCAAGTGCATAGGACTCAATTTTTCCACCATGATAGGCTCTCATCGAATAATCTAATAGCTCGGTAGATAGATTATTATTACCAAACATCATTTTAAAATTTAACTCTCTCACATCGAGTTCTTTATAAGACAGTAGATAACTTCTAGCAATCGACCCAGCTGTGAATATAGATTTAGGGTAGTTACCAGTGATGGACTTAAAATTTTCAAGCATTATTTTAGCAATATCAATAACGACTCTATTATCAAGTTCATTAGATTTTAAAACGCCCTTTTGATACTCTAAATCGGCGTAGAATCGTTTTTTATCAATGATATGGTATTCCTCATCTAACTTGCTGTAATAATCAATGTGGTATGATTTTGCGACTTGTTCTAAACCATCTTGATAGAGATTTTTTAGGTTGTAAAGCGTAACTTGACGAGCCTTAGAAACACCATCGTCAAATTTAATAATCATTGAATCCTTAATGATATTGACTAGCGTTATTTGATAATTACCCCACACATACTCGTAGATAGGTGTGATTTTCCCCACTCGTAATAGTATTTTATTAACTGATTTTTTATCACATTTAGAGAGTATTAATTTAAGTAAATGCGTATTATCGTATCTAGTCCATGTGAGTACATCTCTTTTAGATCGTATACATTCAAGCAAAAAAGAATGAAATTCCTCATAAAAATTATCAAGAGAATACGAGTATATACCGTTAGTTATACGACCAAAAATGAAAAGTTCGTTGTTGAAAGTCTCAATGTCAATAGAATTAAAGGAGTAGTTTTTATCAAAAAACGGTTTCACTACTCCCCACTTAACAATTTCACTTGCTAGTTTCATTGTCGATTACTTGGATGATTTTTAGTTTCAATTATTAGTTCTATTACACTGAACGTGGGACTATCAACAATGAAATAACATGAACTAACTAGACCTTTTCTTACATCGTTATATATTTGAATTTTTTTTTCATCCATGATTATTTGTTCCATGATTATTTGTTTTTCAAAATCGAAATATAATTGATATATTTTTTTCATCAGTACCAATACTCCTTTGCTTTTCTATTATTTACATTAGCCGATACATATTGATAATAACGTATCGGACGTAGAATTGCACCACTAATTGCTAGAATTGGTATAAGCAAAATAAATAATAGTAGAAATGCTATATAGCCTAATATATCAAGTATTTTAGTTTTCATAGAGTTACTCTACTTTCTTTATCAATGATTAATACATCGTCGGCATGCATGTAGAAATAATTTTCTTTTTCTAATTTTAGTTCAGGAAACCATAAACTACAATTATGACCTAGTCCATGATATTTTTGAGGGAGTTCCATCACAACAACATTAAGCCTCTTATCATAATGTATCACTTTAACATTTGTTCTGATGGGTACAATTCCACAGTTACAAATTAAAATATAATCTCTTTTTAAAATGGCTCTCATCTTCTTTTCTCCTTTTGGTTAGATTTTCTTTTTCGATCACTATACATTTCAAAATTAGGGTCTATTGCAAAATCTTCTTTAGCTTGGGCATATGAAATATCATAAGTTCTCATGTACCAGAGTACATAGTAAGCATGATCCTCGTTTGATAGTTTCATGTCTTTTTGAATGTATTTAGCAAGTCTAGCTGTTTTTTCTTTATAATACATTCCACGATTATAATCTTCATCAAACTTAACATTAATAGTCTCAACTCTAGGTATTATTGCTCTAGTCATATAACCCCAATCGGAAAGAACAGTATTATTGTCCTCGCTAACTTTTGCAACTTGACGTTTCCAAGTGTTATAGCGTTTCTCAATTTTAGCAATTCGTTTTTCTTCTCGTTTCTTTTCTCGTTCTATTTTAATTGAAACACGCTTCGCCGTTTTTATAGGCAGAATCGTTTTGTAGAAATCCTTATTTTTAACAAGGACTTCACGACCATCAACTTTTTTTGTTTTAATCACTGATACGTCTAGGGATTGTTTACGTAGTTTTCGAGCCTCAGCCACAGAATACCCAGCCTCGCGATAGAGTTTATAACGTATACGTTGTATTTCGTTTGTTCTTTTGTTTTGTTTCATAATACAATTTCAACTCCTTGCATAATCTTTTATAACGACTGTGGGTTGTGGGCGATAGAGGAGATGATTCATAATCATAAAAGCGATCTAACGCTTTGAATTGATCCATGCTGATATTTAGTAAATTACAAATATCGTATTTCGTCAACCAAAACTTGAGAAAAATCCAAGAACTTTTTTCATCATCTAAAAATAATGGCGAAGCGTGTGGATGATTCATATCAGACACGATATTAAAAGCGTCAATCACATTATTAATTGAGAACTCATGTCGGCACTGAAACGCACTTGCTAATTTGTTGCGGAGTCGCAACGTATTAATATCATTAGGGTATAAACTTTCAAAATCATCTAATTTTTTCATAATTTTCCTTTCTAAGAAAGAAGAAGACCCCTAAAAGGGGAGGTCTTCTTTTCCAAACATACTAATAACAGTCTCATCAATCTTTTGTTCCGTTACTTTTGGAGTAACGGATGTTACTTCCTTAACCCAGACTTTAGGGAAAAGATTTTTCTTGTCGAGATTGATTTTTGAAACAGGAACGGTAATAACATACCTACCTTCTTCTTTTGGTGCATTACTAACCTCTTGCGTGAATGCAAGATCAATTAATTTTCCACCCTTTGTAATAGCCTTGTAGGCTGTGAATGGCTTTCCAGCGTTTGTACCATTTTTAATGGTCAACTTCTTTGCTACGATTTCAATACTAAAAGCTTGTTCTGACATGATATACACTCTCTTTCTTGGGTCTTATTTTTTCGCCCAGACGCTCTAAATGAGCGTTTCGTCGCAATTTTCAGCGACTCGTCAGTAGGCTTATTCTTCTTCTGGCATTGCAATTTCAATTACCTTATTGTAACAATCTTCTTCATCTCGACAGTCAATCACAATTTTGGAAGTGTCTTTTTCAACATATACCAACATTTGACCAAAAGATAGATTACCCAAATATTCTTTCATTTCTTCAAAGTAAGCAATCGCTTCTTGACGTGTTGAAAACTCACGATTGTAATTGTCAAGACTACTTCCAACTTCATGATTCCTTAAATTATAACAAGATAACGATACATAATACTTCATATTTTTCTCCTTTTGGCATATAGCCTTCTTACACCTATATTATATACTATTTTAAAACAATGTCAAGAAATTTCGTAAAATAAAACACTGAAAACGTTTTCAGTGTATTATTTCTAGTGTATCATAGTATTTATAATATTCAGATAAATTGAATAATTCTTCTCTTATATATTCTGTATAATAACCATCAATAGAATAGAATTTAGATTTGAATATATGTTCCTTAACTTGACTCATTTCAAATACCATTTTACATTGTCGACGAATCCGAACATCAAGATTGAGAATATATTGAGTCGTTGCTAGTAATAATATGTTTCTTTTTCGTAATTGCGAGAAGAATGTTTGTACCTGCCTTTTATTATTAGCCATGAAATCTCTAGAATCAAAATAAATATGTATCTCATCTAATAACATAATGGAATTATCAAAATAGTTTTCATCTTCTTCTAGTTTTTTTAGAATATCAATGATAGGTACTTCTTTACCATTGATTATTTTAATAATTTGTCGTTCCTTAGAAATATCAAATGAAATTGGTTGATATTCGAGTCCATATAATGAATAATTAGAAAATACTAATCTATGAGTAGAATTTTCATTTATAACAGATTTTTGTGGAAAATAAATATCTACAACATGCTTGGTTATAAATAGACTTTTACCACAACCTTGAGGACCTAGTGCGATGTAGAATCCATTCACGATTACTTCAACATCCTATTAATTTCTTTTTGAATTAATTTGGCATATAATTTAGCGTTTATAATAGAATTGAAATATTTATTAGGTTTGAAAGTATATCGAGGACCGAATACTGTTTTTTGATAATACGATTTTACGACATATTTATAACCCTTTTTGGTACTATTATCTATTTCAGTACCTCCCGTTACGATGATTCTCTTTTTCATTATCTAAACACCTCCTTATTTGTTGAAAATATTGACTTGTTCTGCTGTATTGGAGGTTGACTCTGATTCACAACAGAAACCAGATCACGCCTGCCTAGTCCACGAGTGGAAATTTGAAGTTCACATATATTATCGGCAAGATTCTTCATAAATGGAATCTTGAACTTTTCGGAAAATAAATAAAGTTTTGCAAGAATTGGGATTTGTTCTTCCTTGATTCTAGTGATGGTTTTTAATTTCTTGAGATTAGTCAGTTCAGCAATCGCGATTAATGAAACTAGTTCAGAGGACTCGCCCTCGATGACTTCCTCTGTTTTCCCGTTGATGATATCTTGTAGGGTTAGGGTTGAGGTTTCTTCTTTTTTCATTAGATGATTCCTTGTCCTTTAAGTGCAAAATAAACGAGGGCGATACTGACTAATGTGTTAAATGCGATTAAAATTAGAGTGATATCAAGCGGTTTTTTCTCGATCGTTGTAAATGTTTCACGAACAATCTTAGATTCGATTGCCGAAGTGAAATCGCTAACATCATACTTAGACTGAAAATCAAGAGGATTAATTGTCTCAGCTGACTTGTCTGTTATAATCACAGAACGAAACCCGTTTGCTAAAAATACATGATCAGAGTGAACAAGGAAGGGTATTCCTTGTTTTCCGTCGTTGATATACTCAATAAAAGAACGTTTGTTCTGAGTGAAGTGTATAACTCTTAGATACTTGTGTTTATTAAATATAGGTTTCATAAATTAAAACTCACTTTCTTGTTTGTTAAAAAACACGATTACGAATGTTGCAATTATCATGATGATACTAAATAAGGAAACAAATATGTTGCTAATCAGTAACATCGGAACAAACCACAATACACTTGTTGATAATAGTAACCATTTTTGGTTAAAACGAATGGAAACGATGAGAGCAATGAGGTAACATACACCAGCACACATTAGGATTTCTAAATCTGTCATTATTCCACACTGTCTCGCTTCTTACGTGCGAATGCAATGAATCCACCAAGGAATAATACAACGATGATTGCAGGAACTAGCCATGTTTCAATATTATCGTAAAACTTATTAGCCTCGTGAGCAATACCGTCAGCGTAACCAGCTTTATATATAGCCTCGTCAGCGTTAAGAGAACCTATGGAATAACCTTCACTCCAACCCTCCGTATAACCAGCATCATGACCTACTATGATACCGTTAGGGTAACCAGCACCATAACCTTCACTAAAACCTGCATCATAACCATCATCATAACCCCCTGTATTACCCTCTGCTTTGCCTGTATTATACCCGAAATCATAACCGTTAGTATAGCCGTCAGCATAGCCTTCAGCGTAACTCTCAGTCTCTGCTAGACTAGTATAGTAGGGTATAATAACGGTATTCAAATATGATGTGATAGGCTCATCGGTTAGGGCTAAATCCCATATAGGTCCTCCAGAGTTCCATTCAACAGTTCTCCACATGTTACCAATATATGCAACGAGTTCGCTAGGAACATCGATATAAATAACATCATTATTCCAGTCGTACAAGGTACATGTATTAGATACAGAATCGTAACCGATAATAATTGCTTGGTCTCCGTTAACATAACCTATATTCTTAACGGTATATGCATACGTTCTCGGAATCTGTGTGCATAAGAGTCCGATTGATAGTAGTAATAATATAAATAATTTTTTCATATTTTATTCTTCCTTTCTATGAGAAAATATGATGAAGAAAAATCCTCCGACGAGTAAAATCGGTATGATCCATAAAAACGCTAAAACAGTGTTATCGAAATCCCCATCAATATAAGAATCGATTGTATAAGATTCGAGCTTGTAAGTAATACCGACGGCTGAGTTCTCCGATGTGTAGGTATCGTCGGGGTAGATTCTTACAATCTCATCATTTACGTTTTCAATTGAAATATACCCTGTGTTTTGCGTAATCGTGTGGCGTAAGGGATCAATTACATCGTTGCGGTATAGTTTAATTCGCCCATCTTCAGTATCGTTTATAAATGTTTGAAGTGTTGTGTACGTACCAGCAGTTAGAGTTCCGAGTGTGATGTTATCGTAGATAGATCCGTAGTCTAAGTAGACGTTGAACCAGTAATTAATATCAGATGTTAGAGTTACTTGTTCGAGTGGTGCAGTATAAATAGTTGGGGTTGATATTTTATTTACAACGTCAGTGTATAAATCAGGAATATATTCACATGTGAGAGGGGTTGGTTTTATATTAGAATGATTATTTATTTCTTTTGTTAGTCCGTTTATCGACCATCCACGCCCTTCTAATGTCGCAACCGCATCATCGCTTGCTGCTGTCCTTGTTTTACCAGTTGCTATAAAAGTTCCGTTGTTTTTAGTAGTCGCAGCATACGCAATTAAAGTGTTGTCCATATCGGTTGCTGATAAGCCTGTCCCAGTTAAAATCGTCGTAGTTGGCACATTAATACCAGACACGTTTGTATATGCACCTGTAACTAACGAACAGTTATACAAATCGAGACGATCTGTTAATGCTGGTAAATCGGATAATGAACCTGTAACTAAGGAACAGTTATACAACCTGAGATAATTTGTTAATGCTGGTAAATCGGATAATGAACCTGTAACTAACGAACAGTTATACAAATCAAGATAATATGTTAATGCTGGTAAATCGGATAATGAACCTGTAACTAACGAACAGTTATACAAATCGAGACGATATGTTAATGCTGGTAAATCGGATAATGAACCTGTAACTAACGAACAGTTATACAAACTAAGATAATATGTTAATGCTGGTAAATCTGACAGTGAGCCGGTTACTGACGAGCAAGCGGTCAAATTGAGATAATTAGTTAATGCTGGTAAATCGGCTAACGAACCTTTATAATTATTATTAGTGTCGTTATCGTTTAGTTGTAACGTGCTACCGCTAAAATCGCTGTGAATCAAATAGACTGTTCCAGCGGTTGCGAGTGTTTTTGCTGGCCGCAAGTCGGTTGATGTTGTTCCATCGGGAAAATACCAAGTAACTGTCCCTGAATTAACACTGAAATCCATTAAATCAGCATCCATTTTTATTTGATATACTCGATTGTTTCTGATAGGATTCTCCCCAAAAATATCAGATAATGTATAATTTTCGAGTTCGGTAATAGAATTGTGGGTTTCGGTTAATTCTGGTTCTATTGTAAAATATACTGGGGTACGATCTACGGTTGCGATTGTAAAAATGAAGAATGGTATCAGTAATAATGTTAGGATTATCAAAACTATTTTTTTCATATTTTCTTTTTTCCCTTTCCACCTTAAGTATATCACATGTTGAGAATAAATGCAAGAGGGTATCAAGAAGTTTTATATATTTATGTATATATGTATTTATGTATATATGTATAGATACTGA